TGGAGAGATTGTTGATATTTTGTTTCCAGACTTGAACTGCAAGTTTTGATTGATACTTGCAAAGTTACTCAATAAGGAAACAGTTTGTTCACTTAGTTTCATAGTATACTCCTTTATGTCAATTAGATATGTTTCCTCTACTTTTTTGAATAAATTTTATGATTGTAGAAAAATTTTCTACACCATATTCCCAAATACCAGCTTCAAAATCACTAGAATAACCAGAACCTTTTAAGTTATGTTCTGTGACAAGTTCTTTCAAATTTTCCTTACAAGCACTGATAGTTGCTTTATATTCACTGTCTGAATAGAATGAACCGAGTGGAGCAGGAATTGTATTTGGAATTTTATCTGGATTTTCTTCAAAGAATTTTACAGTTTGTTTAACAAAATCAACCATTGCATCTTTTAATGTTTCTCTATCTGAACCAAAAAGATGTTGTTCATCTTTGTTTTTACCAATTGTGTATTGATTACACATTACATGATCAACACCATGTCTCTCAAACATCCTTTTCAAGATATGTGTTTCCATGTGTTCTTTAGACTCTGCCGTTCTTTGTTCTGAAGAATCAACAGTTCTAAGACCTAGAACATAGAACATGAAAGGTTTGAAAAGTTCATTCTCTTCACACAATCCAGTAACAGAATCAAAATTAGTACTCTTAGCTTTCATGTCATTCTTGAAAGAAGAATACTTCAATTTTCTGTCTTTTGGTTGAGTTTCTTTAGTAAAGGTAATATCTTCACCATTCTTAGTTGCTGTTGCCCAATTTGCATGAGATGTTTGACATTCTCCGATTGCAACGATAATTCCAGTTGCTACATGAACTGCAACAAAATCTGGTTGCCATGTACCCTCTAAGGTAGAGATAGTTTTCTCTTTCTTCAAGATATAACAAACAATTCCATACTTTGAAAGGATTTTTGCATAACTCTCAAGAAGACCACTAAAATTGATTGATTGAGTATGAGGCCCTTGATTTTTATGACTTTCTGCAACCATTTCACCATCAGAAGGTACATTAACTTCATTGGTAACTT